TCTAAAGCTAAAGCAGAGAAGGCTGAAGCTAAGACACAGCAACCGAAGAAAAATGCTTCGGGAAAGAAAGCGAAAGCTACCCATCCTGTAGTAACCCCTAAAAAGGAAGCGAAAGATGGTTGCTGTCACATCACAGTTGGAAAACATCAATGTCCGTGGTACAAAGCAGGTCATAAAATTGAAATTTCAGCACGTAAGTGTTGTAATGTTCATTGTGGCGGCTTAAAATGTATGCATTGGGCTGAGTGTGATCCAAAAGAGTATCCTAATCTAACCCCCATGCCAGCTAGTAGTGAAGCGAAAACTGAGTGTGTGCACCAGCCTAATCAGGTGAAGTGCAAAAAGTGTGGTTGGACTTATGTTGTGAAGGAAAGTGAAAAGTCTAAAGCCAAGCGTAAAACAAATCGTGCTGATAAAGGCCATCGCGCCCCTAAGGCTCACTCTAGCTATAACAAGCCAGGTGATGATAATGATAACGCTATTTGGACCCGTGATAACGGGAAAAATTTGGTTAGGACTAAACGTGATGACAATTTTGTTGTCCCGTCTCACATGCCTCATGCAGGTTTACTCAATGATTTTATGCATGGAACCGCTGAATCTGCCTTGCGTGCTGCCAATGGAATGTTGGCTGCTGTCAAGAAGGTTAAGAAGAACCTAGACAAGAAGCACCCTAAAGGGAAGTGCTCTGTCTGCGGAAAAGAGGGTCATGTTGGAAAATCTTGTCCAGACAAAGGCTCGCATCCTTGCTACTTTTTCAATAAAGGAAATTGTAAGCTAGGTGATAAATGCGAATTTCTCCATAAGCCAAAAGACGCTCAAGAAAGCGCGGTTAATGGGAAACGCTTTGCAATTGGCAAAGTTCAAGGCGCCGTTGGATTGGCACGCATCGGTACTAGATGTTTGAATGCGACTATGATATGGAATGGAATTGTTGTGTGTGAACACATTTTCAAGAGTGAAAGCGATAATATCAAATTCTCTTTTCGTTACGATGGAAAATTCGTCGAACATTCTGTAGATAGGAAGGAGGGCAAGAAATTGTCTTATGATCTCCTCTTTTTCGCACGTCCGGACTCTTTGAAAGAGTTTCCTCAGATGAATCATGCCTTCCCTGTGGTTGGTCGAAAAGTAGCATTGTATGCTTATGATTCTGATGAGGCTTTCCTTACGAGTAGTATCGGCTTTGATGCCGCGAAAATCATTCGGATGGAGGACGCAGTTGACTCTATGAGTCTAACTAGTACAACGAAGCACAAAGTCGGAGTGTATAAGTTGTCATCGATAGATGGTAATTGTTCCGGTGCAGTGGTTGATGCCGAATCAGGCAAGGTTGTGGGATTCCATAACGCCACTCGTGGTGGAGTTGAGAATTTGTTTCTCGCCATCACGCCGCAGATCGTATCTGTGGCAACCGGTACTCCCCAGAAAAACTAGATGTCCCATTACCTCCTGTTCCTCTTTGGGAAAAGTGGTATCAAAACTACGTAACCAGGGAAGTGTTCAAGAATCGAACATATGAACAAGGAGTAGTAGTGGGGCGTCGGTCTGGAGGATTGGATTGGAAAGATATCCATCCTGATGAAATATCACGGGAACCATCAGATCATTTCCAC